TTAGAGATGATTTGTCCTGGTCATAAATCTAAAATTAATTGGAATAATTTTAAAACTGGTAAAAGATGTAAAGAATGTAATAATAAAAAACAAAGACTAACAAAACAGGAAGTATATAATAAAATGAAAAAAGAAGGGCATGAGTTACTTTCAGAATATAAAACTAATCGAACAGAATTAAAAATAAAATGCCCTAATGGTCATATATATTATCGAACTTATAATTATTTTATTAATAATATGAGATGCCCTACTTGTAAAGAAAAAGAAATAGAAAGTAAAAGATATAAAAAATATGAATGGGTAAAAAATACGATAAATAAAGAAGGATATAAATTATTAACCGATACATATATTAATAATAAACAAACATTAAAAATACAATGTGATAAAGGACATATTTATGATACTAATTTTAATTATTTTCAACAAGGTTGTAGGTGTAATATATGTAATTCGTCAAAAGGGAATAAAAAAATAAAAGATATATTAGATAAATTTAACATTTATAATAAACCAGAATATAAATTCAAAGATTGTAAATTTAAGAAAAAATTACCTTTTGATTTTTATCTTCCAGATTATAATTTAATTGTTGAATTTGATGGAATACAACATTATGAAATGATAGAACATTTTGGTGGTTATGATGGATTTATAAGTAGAAAAATAAGAGATACAATTAAAAATATTTATTGTCGAAATAATAATATAGATTTATTAAGGATTCCTTATTGGGAATTTGATAATATTGAAAATATATTAATTAATAAACTTAATTTAAAATAAATATGAATAAACTTCAACGACTATGAGTTGAAATACTCGTAGGGTATAAGTGATTGATACCCGAAGTGGTTTGCCCTTAACAGGTAGAGCTGAAGGTGAAGAAATAGTCTACTCTCATATGAAAGTATGAGGTTGCTTTATGCAACGTTATAAGTGTAGCGACTTATAACAAATACAAGGAATATAACGATGGATTCATGGTTGGATCAGCAGAAAAAGAGAATGCTAGATTCATAGATAGTATAGAAGGTAAAATAACAAAATTAAAAGAACAATTTAATAGTTTAGTTACAACTACAATAAGTACAGATAGTGTTAAAACATTTTTAGATGTATTAACAAGTGTATTAGAAACAGTTAATAATATAGTAAAAGCATTTGATAATATAGGTATGTCTGCTCCTTTAATGATTGGTGTTTTTGCTAGCTTAGGTAAAACTATAAAAGCATTAGGTACTGGTTCGGCATTGACTGTTACTGGTGGTGGAATATTTTCAAACTTATTGGGAAGAGCGGGTGTTCAATTACCACAAATATTACAACAAAGTACTACAGCAACAGAAGGGTTTAGAGTAGCTTTAACTAATACAAGTGAGGCGTCTGTATTAGCATCAACAAAAACTGCATTATTAACAGCAGGTGTAACATTACTTAATACAGTTATGACTGGATTAGCTATTGGTGCTATTGCTTTAGTTTGTAAAGGATTATACGATTATGTTAATGCAAATCAAATAGCACATGATAAAATAGAAGAAAATATAGACACAACTAAAAGTAATATTAATAGTTATACTCAACAAAAAAATAGTTTAAAAGATATAGCTGAAGAATATGATAATTTAGCAGATAAAACTAATAAAAGTACAAAAGAATCAGAAAGATATCACGAATTACAACAACAAATAGCTGATACTGCACCAGATTTAGTGTTAGGTCAAGATTCTAGTGGAAATCCAATTTTAGCTTTAAATGGATCATTAGAAGATTATATAGATAATTTAGATAGTGCAATAAAAAGAGAACAAGAATTTTTAAAAATTCAACAAAATGCATTAGCAAATACTTCAATAGGAAATTTAGTTAAATTTAATAAAGATAAAAGTATAGTTGAATCATCTCTTGGTAATATGAGTAATTTTTCAGATGCATGGGATGATAGCGGTTCATGGTGGAATAAAAAAGAATTAAAAAATGCTAAAGATGGTGCTAATGCTTATATTCGTATAGTGCAAGAAAGAAATGATAAAGTAAATAAACTTAATAAAATTTTAACTGAGCATTTTACTGAAGTTTCTCAAATAGAAGCCGAACAACAACAAAAGGTATTTAATGAATTAGGTGATGATTATCTTTATAAGAATTATAATAAATTAGCTAAAGACGGAATTAAGAACACTAAAAATATCATGGATACACTTATTGGTAATTTTAACTGGGGAAGTGAAGTTGTAGATACAGTAGCAAAACAAAAAAATTTCATAGAAAGTTTTGATACAATAGCTTCTAAAGTTGGTAAAAGTAAAGAAGAAATGCAAGAATGGAACAAAACTTTAAGTGAAGCTAATTATGCTTTCCAAGAAACAGGTGATTATGAACAATTCCAAAAAGACATAAGTGGTATAACTGAAGAATTAGAAAAAATGACAGGAATTGATGCTGAAGATTGGGCAATTGGACTTACACCAGCTTTACAACGTTCTTTAGACGCTGACTCTATAGCATTAAATAACTTTTTAAAAAATTATAATAAAACACTTACAGAACTTAAATCTGGAGATAAGGTGGCAATAAGAATACAAGCGGAATATGAAGATACTAATGACTTTATACAGAAGATAACCAATATGGAAAATAGACAACAACAAATTGATTATATGGTTAAAATCAATACAGGTGAAGTTGAATATGGTAATCTCCCTTATCAAATTCAAGAAATGATTAAAGGCACTCTTGATGGGGGCAAAACAATGCAAGATTGGGAATCTGATGTTGTTATGAAAATTGCTACAGAAATTCAGTCTAATGGGGAATTAGATGACAAAACGTTTGGTTTAATAACTAAAATGTTAAATGGTGAATTAACTGATGCCGAAATCAAAGCAGGTATAACATTACCTAGTGGTGATGTATTAAATGCACAAATTGTTGGTGAAATAAATGAAGTTAATAAAAATAAAGATAAAAACATTAAAGTAGGAATTGAAGCTGATTCAGAGAAATTAGATGAAGATTTGTCTACTATTTTAGGCGATAAAGAAGAAGCTAAACAATTGAAAGTTGATTTAGTTACTAATTTTAATGAAAATAAATTTGAAACATTCAATGAATTAATTAAAGATATGGATTCAGATAAACAGATTCAAATAGCTACTGCTTTTATTAATAATGGAGATGCAGATCCAGATGAAATAGAACAATTTATATCATCTTTACCAGACGAAATTCAAAAGATAGTTAGAATTAAGTATGAAGAAAGTGGAAAGAATGATGTAGAAAATAGTGTATTTAACGAATCTAAAGTACAAACAATTATACTTGATGCTAATGATGAAAAAGCTAAAAATAAAATTGAGAATTTAGGTAAAACACTAGATGATATAGATGGTGTTGATAGAAATATTAAGCTTGGTATAATTGAAAATGCAGGTAAAAGTAATGCAACAACACAAGATATGCTAAAAGCATTAGATTTAGTAAAAGATTTACCAGAAGAAAAGAGATTGGATGTAATAAGTAATTTACAAGATATAATGTCCGATATGGATAATTTAGATAAACAACAAATCAAAGATAAATTAGTTGAAATACTTGGTGATAATTCTGATGCAGAGGCAAAAACCAAACAAACAAAAAATAATAATATTCCTAATAAAAATTTTGATATAAATGCAAATGATAAAGCTAGTAATAAGATTAATAGTGTTAAAAATAATAATATTCCTAATAAACCATTTGATATAATTGTAAATGTAGTTGAAAACGTAGTGGGTGCATTTAAATGGCTAATGGGACAAGGTGGAAAAGGAACATCTAGTAATTATACTGTTCCAAAACAAAATTCAATTAGTGATTTTTTAGATGTAGGAAGTGATCCAGTAGCAATAGATAATAGCACACCAACAGCTCAAAGTATGGATTTTAATTCTATGTCGGATAATCCTTCAATAGTAGATTCTGATTCAACAATAAATAATACAAGTTCAGCTATTAGTAAAGTAAAAGCATTTACTACTCAAGCATTAAGAGGATTTACAGATATAGGAAAATCAACTACAATAAGTACAAAGATAGACATAAAGAAAAGTACATTAGATTCAATAGAATATTCAGTAAACTTAATGCAAGAATTAGAATATCGTATTGATAATGTTAATGATAAATTATCTTTATTAGATGTTAAAATGGAAAATGCAGTAGGTACTAAAAAAATTGAGTATCTACAAAAACAAAATGCATTATATGAAGAACAAGCTAAATTACAAAAAGAACTTTATGATAATTTAACTCAAGAAAAAGGTATTGTTAAAAATAAACTTAAAAATTATGGTTTTAAATTTGATAAACAAGGTAATTTAACTCAATACGAAGAAGTTCTTTTAAAAATGGAAAAAAGGTCTAAAGAGTTAGAGGAACAAGCTGAAAAAGCTAGTAAAAAAGCATCAGATTATGATACTAAAAGTAGTAGTGTTGATAGTGATAAATATGATACTTCTAGTAAGAAAACTAAAAAGTCATTACAAAAGAAAGCAGATAATGTCAAAGATACTTCAGATGAATATAAAGAAAAACTTGAAAAGGTAAAAGATTTAACTGAACAATATCTAAAAATGCAAAGAGATGAAATTCCAGATGCAGAAAAAGAATGGTTAGAAATGCAAAATGCTATTAAAGAAAATAATGACGAAATAGAAAAATTAGAGTTAGAAGATAAATTATATAAATTCAAAAATAGTGTTACTGGATTAGCTAATCAATATGATATATGGGGAGATAAAATAGATTTAATAGATACTAAGTTAAATAATTCATTACAAACTGATAAAGTATCATTATATCAACAAAAATTATCAGCATTAAATAAACAACTTGAAATACAAGAAAAAACGTTAACTTCTTTAAAAAATCAATTACCAGTTTATCAAGAAGCATTAGCGAAATATGGTGTTCAATTTGGTAAAAATGGTAACATTATCAATATGTCTAATGTATTAAATAAATATCAAAATAGTGAAGACTTAGAAAAAATTAATGACTTAATGGAAGAATATAATGATTTAATCAGAGATACAATTCCAAATGCTCAACAAGAATATGAAGATTTAAATAATGCAATTCAAGATGTTTATGATAGTCAATTAGATGTTGTAAAAGATATTGAAGATAAAATAACTGATGTTATTAAAGATCAAATTGATAAACGTAAAGATTTAATTCAAAAACAATATGATAAAGAAATTGAATTACTTAATAAACGTAAAGATGAATACAATAAAAACAAAGATACAGATGATTATTATAAAGATTTAGAAGAAGCACAAGAAGAAATTGATAAAATACAAACTAAAATTAATAGAGCAAGTCTTGATGATTCATTAAGTGGTAGAAGTACATTAAGTGATTTAATGGACGATTTAAAAGAAGCACAAGATAAATATAATGATGTTGTATCTAATAGAACAGATGATTTAATAAATGATATGTATGATGATGAAATAGATAGACTACAAAAAGAATCAGATGATAAAATACAAGAGCTTGAGGATAAATGGAGCGATTCTAAAATAGCAGAAATAGTTACACAAGCACTTGGAAGTGGAGTTTTTACGGATATAGATGGTAATGTTCATGATTTACAAGATACATTAATTAGTTTTGCTGAAGAATCTGGTGATGCTTTAGGTGTACTTGGTGATAAAATCAAAACAGAATTATCATTAAATTTACAAGAGGCATTATCTTACATACAACAATATAGTGACATATTTAATGGTATGGGATTAGAAAAATTAGGTAATATCAATTATAGTGATAAACTTAATAATAAATCATTAAAGGTAGATGATATTAGAATTAATGTTTATGGTACTGAAGGAATGAATGAAGAAGATTTAGCTAAAGAAGTTAAAAAACAAATAGAAAATAAATTTAGCGAAATAACAAATGGAGGACTTTTATAGTTCTTCTTTTTCATATTATAGGAAGGAGGATAATATGTTTATAAGTCCTTATTTTACATTTAAAGGAATTGATTGTAGAAATTATTTCATAATGATAACTACAATGGATAAAGATGACATAGTTGAAGTTGGTGTTCCTTATTCAACGACATTAACAATGGAAAATTCATATTCTTATAGTGAAGAAATAGATACACCAGATCCAATAGAAATGAATTTAACCTTAGTTGATAATAATAGAATGCCTTTAACATGGACTAATGAATATTTCCAAAATGTCAAAGATTGGTTAATATCTGATGATTTTGAAGAATTTGTTAGTTATGATAATCCAGAATATGTTTATTATTTTAAATGTACTAAAATAGTAAAAAACTTTACGTTTGGCAAACAGGGTTGGGTAACTGCAACTTTTCAACCTTTAAATCATTATGCCTATAAAAAGGTTAATATAGATAAATTGATAAATGGAAAAGAATACATTGAAATAAATAATATAACTAAATTTAATTATGAACCTAAGATAATAATTAATAATTTAGGTACAGAAAATAAAACAATACAAATAGGGGATTTGTTATTAAAAGGAATAAAAACTAATGAAAATGTTACAATAGATAACTATTTATGTAATATTCATGGTGATATAAGTGGAAATTTATTATCTAATAGTAATAGAAAATGGTTAGTTTTAAATCCAGGAATAAACAAGATTTTAGTTGATGGAAATATGTTCATTAATATATTATGTGAATTTCCTATGATAATTTAAAGGAGGAGATTATTTGAAAATTAAACAATTAAGAAATATTAATAAAATTGAATTGTGTAAGATTAATAAAGAAGTAATTGGTGAAATACCTATTATGTTCTTAACTGAAGAAGATTGTAAATTAGATGAAATAAGAACCATTAGTTTGCAAATACCTAATTATTTTCAAGATAATCATACTTTAAAGAAAACTGAGATTTTAATTTATGATGATATAAAAAGTGAAAGATTTATTCGTATTAATAATACGGACTATTATGTAATAAAGGAAATTAAAGAAAATAAATTAAATAAAGTTAAAGATATAAAAGCATATTCTTATGAAAAGAAATTAGAAAAAAATAATATAGTATTATCCGATATAGCTTTATCATTAATGGATATTGACGAAGAAAATAAAGTTTATTCTTTTAATGATGAATTATATAAAATGACAGGATGGAAATTAGGTCATGTTGATGATACTGTAAGATATAGTGAATCTGGCAAACCTAGAGTGAGAATACAAGAAAGTACAGATATGAGTTTTTATCAATTTATCACGGAAACAATACAAGAACAATATTGTTGTGTTGCTGATTTCGATATAAAGAATAAATTAGTTAATTTGTATGATGAAGATAGCTTTGGTGATGAAATTAAAATAATCTTACATAAAGATAATTATGTTAAAAGTTTAGAAAATACAATTAATAGCACAAGTTTAGTTACTCAATTAACACTTCAAGGAAATGAAGAAAAATGTATAGTTGAAGATGTAAATCCCACAGGTAAAAATTACATTGAAAATTTTTCATATTTCGTTGAAACTGAAGAAATGAGTGAAAATTTAATTAATGCATTAAATTTATATGACAAATTAACTATAAAAAGAATAGAAGAATGGAGAAATTTAAACAGTCAGAAAGCTCAATTATCTATTGATATATCTAATAAAACTTCTAATGAAAATATTCTCACAAGCATGGTTAAGGAATATGAAAACTATATTATAGCTCATGAAAATATTGAAGAAGAAGGTAAGGAATATGATTTAACTAGCTTCAAGAATCAATTAACTATAAAAAGAGATGAGTTAGTTAGTTTAAATGAAGATTTAACTGTATTAGAACAAAAACTAAATACTATAAATAATAGAATAAAAGAATTAAATATATTAATAAGGAAAGAAACGTCTACAGATAGTCAAGGTAATTTAATTTTTAATAGTAAATTGTTAGATGAATTAAAAGAATTCACTTATAATGATACATATTCAGAAGATAGTTTTATAGATGCTAACGAATTATTAAAAACTGGTAGACATTTATTAGAAAGTAAATGTAGACCTACAATTGAATATGATATAGATGTAAATGATTTTACAAGTAGAATAATGTCTAATAGAACTAGGGGATATTGGCGAGATGAATTATCAATGGGGGATCTTATTGTTTTATATGATAAGGAAACTAAAAAAGAAGAATATGTTTATTTTGTTGGTTGGAATAAAAAATATAATTATCAAAAAGAAAATGGAAGCAGAACAACAGAATTAACGATAGAATTATCCAATAAAAAAACTAATAAGACTAATACTAAAGTTATTACTGATTTATTAAAAG